CTTCACAAACTAACTACAAGTCTAACCAAGAACCAAAGTTGGACTAGTTATGCTATGGAGGATTTAGCAGTAAAACAAACACTACAAGATAATTTCACACCAATGTCTAAAGCTATTGGAGATGCTGGATGGAGAATGCTTAGAACCATGATGGGATATAAATGTGAAGATAATGGAAAAAATCTTTTGATTATAGGAAGATTTGAACCGTCTAGTAAAACTTGTTCTGTTTGTGGTCATATCTATCAAGAACTAGGAAGAGATGAAAAAGAATGGATTTGTTCTTCCTGTAATACTAAACACGATAGAGATTGGAATGCTGCTAAAAATATAAAGAATTTTGGAATAATAAAAGCACGGGCAAGTGCTTTGGTGCAAACCTAGAACCTCCGTTGATTTATCATGGGGAGTATGTCAGAGACTCTAACTTGAATATGGTTCTAACTTAATTTTTGGTAAGCTGTGGTATGGTTTCTATCGCCATAAAAGACGAATTATGTCTTAAATTCAATTTAATTCGCCTTAATGGACGATATATAACACACTAAAAACTATAAGGTCTAATACATCAGATCTTATAGATCATGATCCTTAAAGCGTCTTTTATGACGCTTTAGCTTTTTAGTATTTTATACACAACAAGTTGGTGCATATACAGTTACACCAAGAAGTTGCATTTAGCTAAAGCGTCTTTTATGACGCTTTAGCTAAACTAAAAGGGTGGGATAATCTCTTCAATCAACCAAAAAAAATAAAAAAGAACAAAAAATCTCGGTAAGCTGTGGTTCGGTCTGGTCAGGCGTGGCGAGCTATGGTAAGGTATGCTGTGGTATGGTTATTATACATAAGGGAAAATAATTCTAAATAATACTAATAAATTTCCTATGATAAGTTATAGATAGTTCAGGACTAATCCTATTAACAACAGCTCGAATATCATCTTTACTATAATTAAAAAAAGATTCTGTTCTTCCATCAAACAATTTAATGTCATCAATTAATATGTTATGTCTTATATTTAACATCTTACTATGCCTTAATATCATTTCAAGTTCAACTAATATAGGGCATACTTCTTTGGAGTGCAATTCGTCCAGGTTCATTATATGGGCGTCAAGTAGGAAAGTGCACTTGCACTCCAAGCTTGGCAATAACTTCTTCAACCATGCTATAGATTCGCCACAATCAATTTGAACCTCTGGATGGCTATTGAACCTAGCCTTACAGTATTCAACCCTTCTAGGATCAATCTCTACGCTGTAAATACGCTTATAACCAAAGGATAGGCCATAAGCAATCCCACCGCCCATTCCGCTGCCAGTTTCAATTAAAACGTCAGTTAAATAGTTTCCTAATGCTCTTCCACAACTCATATTTTTAACACCTTGCTTAAGTTGTCTAGTCTATCTTTTATTCCTTTACCATCACCTAATAAGCCACCAATAATATGCTTATTAAAATGTCCAAATATAAATTCGCTACTATCCTTTTCTAAACCTGGAACTTTACTCATTTGATAACAATAGGTGTCATGTTGCTTATAGTTCTCTACGTCTTTCCATCCACCACTTAATGAGTCTATGTATTTTGTCTCAGGCTCTTCCTCCTTCCACGGCTTACCCATTTCTATCCATGTCTTCATAATACCGTCTGCATGTTTATGTCCTTTGATATATACGAAGGAAGCAGAGCAAACCTTCCTGTGGTCATTAGGAGGTCTATATACCCTCTTACGATGATAGATGTATATGGGTGCCTTAATCTCTGAACCTTCATTCATTCTATCCCAAAAATAAGTATGAATAGGTTTTAACGGAACGCAATCCCAATCTAGGAATACCATTGAATCAAAGTCTATAGTTGCTTCCTGCCAGCATACGATTTTGTGCGTGTACTGCGATTTTTCCATGTCAAACACATAAGGTCTTTTGTCTAGTAATTTACACTCAAATCCTAAATCAATCATACGTTTATAATTCTCTTGTCCAAAGATATATACTGTGGTTTCAGGAGAATAGGGATTAGCCATATAAAGTTTAATATCATCGCCAACTTTAGACAACCTTGAAAACCAATGATTGTCCTTATAATCAGGATGAGTGGGAGGAATGCCCCACAAGCAATGCACGAATCGGTTCATAATTATTTCTTTTTGTCAAGAAGATTATACAAGAAGATTATATAATCTTCTTTAGGAGATAATAGCATGGAGATAAATTCACAAATTGGAAGGGAGATTGCGGGCCATCCTTTATCTCCTTGGTCATGGCTACCCTTCCTTCCCTTCAAGGAGACTATATGATTCAAGTGTTCGTAATTAGTTCCTGCTGTGGTAGAGGCTTCGGCCTTGCCAATCGTATCTATTCAAAACTGGCTATTCTAAATATTCACTCATGCCTAGCTAATACCTCTTGGAATGAAGGATTAGAATTTGTCAAGAAATATAATATCAAAAAATCAGACTGTCCTATTATAGTGATAGACGAATTCGGTCTTTGCTTCGATGCTAATAAAACAAAAGACGATGCCTTTATGACTGATTTAATTAAAAAACTTTCAGGTGAAGGTAGTATAATAACCACAAAGGAGATGCAGTGACCATTGGCGAACTATTGATTGACAATCTTCAACAACTAATTAAAGAAGAAGAAAAACAAAAATATAAGTCACAAAAATTACTTCAATACTACTTCGATAGAATAACGTCCTATCGTAGTATATATTTAAAAGGAGATAAGAGTGAGAAATCAAACCACTAGAGGACAATATAAGAATCGTATTCAAGAACTGGAAGAAGCACTAGAAAAGAAAACCGATGAACTTAAAACCATGATGACGCTATGGAGCCAAGTCGTCAGACAGCCTAAAGAGAAATCTAATCACGTCAAAACATTTGGCGGAATGAAGGAATTTAAATGATAATCACAGAAATATCTGATATGTTTGAACGGGCTATCACCTATACCTGTAAGCCCAAAAACGAACTAAACGTTATTGAATTAGGCGATATTGTAATAAAAAATTGCATGAATGTCAAGGGAAAACTGTACGCAAAAGAATGGTGGAACGCTAGTAATGTAGCAAGCCATACAAGTATTGACGTAAATGGAAGAGGAGGTTCATTACAATTAGACCTTGGAACTAGACTATCTCAATACGATAATACTGCCGATCTAATATGTAATGGTGGAACAGCAGAACATGTAGAAAATATTTATGAATGCTTTAAGAATATGTATCTATGGTCTAAAGTGGGAGGTATAACCATTACGTGGGGACCGCCTATAGGAACCGCTAAACACCATTCGCCTTGGGCTTATGCTCTATACCTTCCTATGATTCTAGCCACCTATTGCGGTTATGCTCTAGCCGAAGAAGATATTAGAATTCCTATCAGTGGTAGAAATCCACTACCAAAAGATAACGTATTACTTTGTTATACATTACAAAAAATAACAGATCAACCATTTATAACAAAAGAACAATGGGACGAATTTAAAGTGGTGGAGAGACGATGATAATCGAACTATGTATACATTGCTGGAACTATCAGAGACGCCTTAACTGGATGCTCAGTTCACTTAATCAACAAGTTGGCGATAAACCTGATTTGCTAATCAATATAGCCTATTCACCTAATAACGGAAATCCTAGTACAGAATCCGTTATTGACTTCTTCAGAAAAAAGGGTTTGAAAATAAAAGAAACAGTCCTAAATGAAACTCAGATGTGTAACAGAGCGATAGGCAGGAACCTTCAAGTCCGCAATACCAGTGCTGATTATTTGCTATTCGCAGATAGCGATCATGTCTATTCACAAGACTTCTTTGCAGACCTTAAAAAAACACTTACCTATGACCTGCAAGACTGTAATCTAGTTATGGGTGCAGATAGAATATCACTAGATATAGAATTCTGCCAAAACTATTTTAAGAACGATATGAGAACCTATCCATGCGAAGTAGATTTTGTCGAATACTTAGTTCAAAAATGGCCTGTCAAAAGAACAGGTGGAAGACATGTATGCGCTGGTAATTTCCAACTAGCCAAAGTAGAAGCTATAAGGGCTAAAGGTGGTGTCTATTGTTTTCAGGAAAAGGATTTATGGAGGGCTACAAAAGGCGATAGACAATTTAGAATAGGTATGGGTGGACGACTAGGTATTGAAACCAAAAAACAGTACCACCTTAATCATAATAGAGATTTAGGAGTGCAACGATGAACGTGGAAATCAACTGTACTTTAATGTGTAATAAAAAATGTTGGGCCTGCAATAGACTATGTAACGTCTATCCCTATACCAAAAAAGATGAAGTAAGTACAGAACAAATACGATCCTTTCTACAACAAGCTAAAGTTATGGGTGGAGTAAAAAAAGTGAAACTGCTAGGCGGAGAGCCTCTTATGTGTTCCAATTTTAACGAAATCTATATGCTGCTCTATCAGGCTCAAAAAGATAAAATCATCCAACAACTTAAAGTGGATACAAACCATACTATTCCTTTCCCTAAAGAACTTCCTACCGATGGCGTAAGAATTATGGGCAAATCAGAAAGTAGAAAAAAACATATTCCAATAGTACATCCACTCGATGAGGGCTATACAACTAAAGCTATGCCTAATTGCGCCATGCTACGCCGTTGCGGTATGAGCCTTGATGCAAGCGGATGGCTCCCTTGCTCTGCCGCTATTCCTATTGAAAGACTATGGCGATTTGGTTCTTATCGTCCTACTATGCAAAAAGAACCTTGGGATTTAGATTTGCTATGCCCTTGCTGTCCTTGGTCTATGTCACAAGAATGGATTAATAGTCATACTTATCATTTAGACCAACACCCAAAAGAATATGATAAACCAAGCCCAAGATATATGGAGAAATTAGATGCTCTACGTCTTCGGAGATAGCCATACACTTATATTTAAACAGTTTCCGCATTGTAAAGTCCACCACTTACGCAATATTACTATGCATAGAGTCGGTAGAGATGGAATATTTTCACTAATACAAAAAGAACGCCTAAAAACAATTAAACAACAAAATGACTATATACTATTCTCTTTCGGAGAAATAGATTGCCGTAACCATGTTAAACGTCAAGAACTTAAAGGAAGAAATACAATAGAAGTTATCACCACATTAGTTGATAATTGTATTAAAACAATAAAAGAAATAGAATATGATAAGATAATTATTATGGCTGTTACTCCTCCACCTAGATGCGTAGATACTAAATACTTTGGCTTTAAAGAAATAACTGTTAGTGTAGGTACTAAAGAAGAAATATTGAGTTATAATCAACACTTAAATGGTTATTTACAAGAAGAATGTCAAGAACATAATATTATCTTCTTGGATATTAGAGATAAAATGGTGGATAAAGATGGTTATTTGGATGATAATAAGGTGGATGGTACAGTTCATTTGGATCATAAATATGCTTATTTGTTGGAACATAAGCTAAAGGAGGTGTTTTATGGGTGAAGAACCAATAAAACCAATAAAACCTAAAAATAAAGGTGGTAGGCCACAAAAATCACATAAAGGACTATCATTAGATAAACGCTTGTCTATACTTAAGAAAATAGCGTTGGATGAAAATAATAAGGCTAGTGAACGCATATCGGCTGTAGATTTGATTACTAAACTCTTAAATGATAAAATTAAGGATGCTGCTGACGGAACTGTTGAAACTATTATTTCGTTTAAAAAAGATGAAAAAGATGAAAAAGATGAAAAAGAACCTACAAAACTAATGCCAGAACCTATAGAAGTTAATAAAAAGACCATATTAGAACCATTGCCAATTATTACTGCTATACCAGAAAATATCAGTGAAAACGCTTCTAATACTGTTTCAGAAACCACAAATAGGTCTATTTTACTGCTAGAACAGAAAAATAATGCTAGTTCAATTTCTTGTAGTTTTGTTATAGACCAAAACGATAATAGTGATAAATTAGATGAATAATACGGATATTGTTGTTAACGCAGAATATTCTTTACTTCCATCTCAACGTAAGTTTGTTTATTCTACTAAAAAGCATGTTTTATATAGCGGTGGTTTTGGGTCAGGAAAATCACATTCGCTTTGTATGGCTATGCTCGACCAAATAACCATACCTAATAATGTTGTGCTACTTATTAGAAAAACACTAGTATCATTAAAAAAATCAACACTTATTAACCTAATAGGAGGTTCTCATCCAATACTACCTCCTGGTTCTTATCACTATAATAAAACTGATGGAGTTATTAAAATTAAGGATTTCAACGGAACAATAAAAGGAACTATTTATCTTTGTGGTATGGATGACCCAAGCAGAATTCGTTCTTTTAATCTAGGTGCTGCCTATGTTGATGAAGTAACTGAATTTACTAAAGAAGAATTTGAAGAAATAGGATGGCGATTACGATTAGAATATGGTTCTAGACAATTATTTTGCTGTGGTAATCCTGCTGGCCAAAATCACTTCTTATATAAACACTTTTTCCTAGAAAATAATCAGAATAGAGAAGTAATAACAGCATCTTCACTAGAAAATAAGTATCTCCCTTCTGATTATTTGGATGAATTAAAAACTATGGAAGGGAATCAATATAAGAGATATGTAGAGGGACAATGGGTAGTATTAGACGATGTTATATTTGATACATTTGACAGAAATGTACACGTTAAAAGACTTCCTAATGTTACTTACTTTGAAGAATATTTTGTAGGAGTCGATTATGGATATACTCATAATACAGGAATGTTAGTGGTAGGTAAAATAGGTGATAGATTAACTGTTATAGATGAGTTTTATAAAAATAAGTTATTATTACGAGATATTGTAGATAAAGCAAGCGAATGGAACGATAAGTATGCCAAACCAATTTTTATATATGATCCTTCTGCTGCTGGATTAGGTGCAGAATTACAAAATATAGAGTTAAACATTGTAAAAGCCAACAACGATGTTGATTCAGGCATAGATAGAATTCGTAATAAATTAAGAATACGCAACGATATCCCAGACCTTATTATTAGCGATTTCTGTGTTAATACGATAAAAGAGCTTGAAAATTATCAATATCAACCAGGAACAGAAAAACCAGTTAAAATAGGTGATGATCTATGTGACTGCCTTAGATATATCTGTAATTATATAGACGATCAGAAGGCAGATCATAGTCATGCCTTTGCTATGGATTTGGATTCAGAACAAGATAGTGACTAATTTTATATAATCTTAATGATAGGTATAATACTTTACTTGCATTAATAATTTAGGACACATAATATGTCGTTCAAAGACTTCTTCACTAAATCCTTTACCGAACTAGAAAATAAGAGTGCTAATATATCAGTAGGAGGACAACAAGACTTTACCATTGTATCCTCTTGTCAATCTAATGACCAAACTGTTAATAGAACACTATCACCTAAAGAATTAGTCGAATTCAACACTCATTGGGTATTTATATCTAATTCAAAAAATGCTAACACTTGTGCTACTATTCCTCTAAAATTGTACTATGAGAATAAAACAGGCAAGAAACTAGTACAAAATAGCCAGCCCGTTAAAGGTAAAATAGATGTTGTTGAAATACTAGAACACCCATTTATAGATTTAATGAAGAATATTAATGAAGGAATGAACTATACTGACTTATCAGCACTAACATTTGGCTATATGGGACTAGTCGGTAATGCTTATTGGTGGCTAGATAAAGATGGTAAAGGATTACCACAAGCTATTTATCCACTTATGTCTGAATATGTTATTACTAAATTAGATAAGCCTAATGGTAAAATTGTAGGATATAAATATTTCGATAACACCTATAAAGTTGAAGATGTGATTCAATTTAGTAATTTCTGTCCTGGTTCACTAGTTCAAGGTAAAGGTGAATTAGAAGCTTGTATTGATGCTGTTAGACGTTATTGTTATTATAACTATGCAGAATCAGCCTTGAATAAGAATAATGCTAGACCTGATTTTGTAGTATCTTATAAAACTAAATTAAATGATAATGAACAGAAAGATATAGAAAAGATTTGGTATAAGAAGTTTGGGCGTAAGGGTATTGGTAGGCCATTAATAACTAGTGAAGCAACTATATTACCTTTAGGATTACCGCCTAAAGATATGGCGTATCCTGCTGGAAGAGATTCGGCCATTAAAGAAATTCTAGCTTGCTTTGGAGTGCCAGAAGCACTTGTTTTCCTTAATTCTGCTAATCTTGCTTCTTCTCGTTCTGCTAATAGTCACTACATGAAATACACTATATTTCCTAAGATGGATAGATATGTAGAAAAATTGAATGAACAGTTACTTCCTTTATATGATTATAATCTATATGCTGACTATGATAGATCGTTAGAGGCTGATCCACTAGAACAATCAACGGTACTCAGCAATTATGTCATGAATAACATTATCAGTATTAATGAGGCTAGAGAGAAGATTGGACTAGAACCTATTGATGATCCAGAACCTGTAAAGCCTGTCGGAACATTAGGAGTACAAAATGAGCAATAAAGAAATTACTATCGGAAGCTTAAAAAACTTCATAGATATTGAGGGTTTTCAAGAAAATGAAGTTATTATACGCAAACAGAATGCTAGTGGAATGCTGATTGATCCTATTGAAGAAATGACCTATGTAGCCACAATCAGCGATACTTCAACCGATATGGATTCAGACTGCGTATTTTCTAAAGGTTGTGACATATCAAGAATAATGAAACAAGGTACTGTTCTTTGGTCACATGCACACAGTTCTCCACCTGTTGGTAAAATTCTAGCCCTGTCTATCGAAGAGAATTGTATCAAGGCTAAGATTAAAATGGCTCCTACGGCTTTAGGTAATGAACTATGGACGTTGATTAAGGGTGGTTATCTAAAAACCAATTCTATAGGCTTTGTTATTAAAAAGGCAGTATTGAAGGGACAAAAGGAATTTGCTGAATTCTGTCAGAAAACAGGATTAGTGGTTGATGCCGCTTGTAATCGTATTATCACAGAATTTGTATTAGTTGAAGATTCTTTATGTTCTATTCCTTCAAATGAGAATGCTCTAGTTGAAGCCGTTTCTACTAAATCTATTCATTTGGATGAAAAATTGACTAAGGAATTAGGGATTAAGGTTGTTGATGCACCTGCAATTATAGCACCTATTGTTGAACCTGTCAAGACAATTATAGCAGCACCAGTAGTTGAACCTGTTATTGTACCTGAAAAACCTATTGTTGAACCTGTCAAGACAATAGTTGAACCTATTGCAGAAATAATTGTTCCTCCTATATTTACCTTGATACGTGATGGTGATTATCAACCAACAAGTGAAGATGTCAAGCAGTATAGAAGTGGTAAAATAGTAACGGTCTAATGAGTTTTATATAATCTTTAGTGATAGAGGAAATTATTACGCAAATAGGTTCAGTCCTATCGGCAACATAATCGCTTCTGAGTAAAGGTAAACAACATGAAAATAAAAATCAAGAAAGTTAATAGTATTTGCACTGCTCAAATAGGTAGTCTTGTTGAAACGGATAATGAGACAGCAAAGAAAATGGTAAGTGGTGATATTGCTGTTGAATATACGGATGAGGTAATGGCTACTGAAAAAGCTAGTGCAATAAAAAAAGAGGTTACAAAAGTTATGGCTACAGAACTAGAAGTTAAAGATCAGAAGATTGAAGTAAAGGATAATATTGCTCCTATTGCTACGGTTGGCGAGTGGATGCAAGCTGTATCTAAGAAAGATGTGGCTAAGTTGGAAATGGCTCAAAAGGCTAGTGGTATGTCAGAAGGTGTTAATGCAGACGGTGGATATTTACTTACGCCTCAAATCACTTCACAGATTTTCGGCGCAACTATCCCTGGCTCTATTATCTATCCTAAATGTCAGAAACTTCCGCTACAGAGTTCAAGTATTAAATTGCCTATTTGGAATAACACAGGTGTATCGAGTACATCGGCTCCAAGAGGTTTTCCTGTAACTCCTGACGGAACACAAAAAACAAGTACCAAGCCCGTACTAACTCAGAAAACGGTTTCACTAGTTACATGGTCGTTCTTAGTATATGCGACTGAAGAACTATTGGAAGACGCTCCTGCCTTTGGTACATGGATTACCAACAAGTGCCGTGAGAAAGCTGGATGGGACTTTGACTATCTAGCACTTTATGGTGTAGCTGCAACGAATGGATTTGAAGGAATCTTGACGGCTGCTGCTAACGCTTATCGTGCTGCTGCTACTGTTGCTGCAACTATTACCAAGACTTCAGTAGTTAATCTGATGAAGGGTGTATTGCCTCAGTATAGCGCTGCTGCTGAATGGTACATGAGTCCTAATACGTGGGCTAGTGCTATGGATGTTCTATCCACGGCTACTTTGGTTACGCCTTCGTATGGATTGGTTATGTCTGTTGATGGTTCTACATTGATGGGTAAGAAAATCAATATTATGAACCAGATGGCTAACCTAAATAGTAATGGCGATATTCTTTATGGTGACTTTGGACAGTACCTTGTTGCCGAAAAGAGTGGAATGCATCTAGCAATCAGTAGAGATTTCAAATTCGATACTGATGAAGTGGCCTATCGTATTACCGTAAGACAAGGTGCTGCGGCTGTTATTCCTTCGCAAACAAACATAGATACGTCTGTGCAGGCTGCCTTCGCTGCAAGATTCTAATTGAAAGAAAATTGAGACCTAGTGGAGTTTAATTCTCCACTAGGTCTTCTATAGTAATAGTTAGAATGGAAGAAAAAACCATTCAACTAAATAAGAGAAAGATAAAATCTCT